GAGCCGTAACTTCGCCTGCAACGACGGTTTCGCGCTCCCCGCTACATTGATTGACAGTTTTGAAATGTGACGCGCCTTTGCATCAATCGCCGCCCGCACTAATTCGCTTTCGTAGAGTTCGCCTGACCAAGAATGAAAAACAGGCCTGTAGCCGTTAAGCAGTTTGAAGGCCCGTTCGTCGAAGCGAGGCGGTTCGTTCTTCGCCTGCCTGCCGAATAATTTGTCCAGTAAACTCAATGGATTTACCTCCAGTTGTTCATAAGTTGCCCGCCGATCTCGGGCCAATGTTTCTGTCGTACGGTCATCGCATCGAGCAACGCCGCCGTTCCGTCTATGTGTTCGGTCTGCTGTATCTTTACCAACTTGACCCGTTCGGTACCCGTGTCTTGCTTCAGGGCCGCGTTTAATAGATGGATCTTCAGCAGATCGTTGTCACCAATATGAATATGTCCGTCGCGGATCATACCGTCGAACTCGCGGATGACTGGAGTTAGGTTGAAGCCCTGAAATACATCGTCCGTATGAAATCCGTACTGGTTCATTTGGTTAATCAGGTAGGTCGAACTATATCGGTCATACCCAACTTGTAACGGGTAGATGCGGTACTGCTCGACAAGCCTGCGGAACCACGCAAAACAGTCCTCATAATCGACAAAATTGTCGCCTGACAGCGTCAAAAGGCCGCGCCGTACATATATGTCGTAAGGTAGTCCATCTCGCGCTATAGCCTCTTCTAAACGCGCTGACGGCAGGAAAAATTGAGCGAATACATATAACTCGCCGTCCTTCTCGATGACTGCGGTACAAGCGGTGAGGTCTGTCGTGCGGGACAGGTCGATGCCGCCGACGCAGTAGCAGTTCTGAAAATCCTCAAAGCGGAGCGGATCGCCGCACGATGCGTTGACAGCAACGGCAGGGAGCCACGCCTGCGAGGAACTCTGTTTGATATTGCAATACTTCGTCAGGAACTCGGCCTTCTTCGACAGAGATCCTTCCGCGATGGCGATTTCCTCAAGCAGATAGTCAACAGATACGGAAACGCCGAGGTTAGGCATCGATTTGCGTAACTCGTTTATATCGTTCCATTTCTGTATGTCATCGATGATGTAGAGGAACGGCGCGAGCCTTGCCTCCTTGCTGTCGCCGAGCAGGGTTCGAGTAGATCGCGCAACCAACTCGTCATAGATGCCGCCCGTTATGTAAGATGCGGTCGAGATGCTCAACAACATTGGTTGCCGCCGTGCGCCCTGCGAACTCTTAAGAGCCTCATAAAACTTCAGGCCTGCGTCACCCTGCCAAGAGGATATTTCGTCACATACCCCAAGGTGAATATTCAGACCTTCAGATTTCTTCGCGTTGAACGCTATGGGCTTTATAGTCGTATTCGATGACTCAATGACGATGTCAGAACGCCGTTTGTGGGCCAGTTCTTCGAGCCTCGGCTCTTTCAGTACCATTTGGTAGAAGGCATCGTAACAAAGGTTTGCCTGCTCCAACTTGGTCGCCGCCATATAAACACGCGCACCGTATTCGCCGTCCATAAAGGCCATATACGCCGCGATGATCGCCGCGAGCAGGGTCTTTCCGTTCTTGCGGCCTACTACCATAATGACTTCGCGGAACTGGCGGTTCCCGTCTGCATCCACAATACCGAAGATGACGGACAGGAACGCCTTTTCCCACAGTTCGAGTTTTACAAGATGCGGAGCGAGCGCGCCCTCGTGATGGCGGCAGAAGTTTTCCGCGAATACGATGACCGACTTCGCTTTCTTTGGCGCATAAAAAAAGGAGCCGTTTTCAAGACCCCTAACGATATACTCGTACCACATCCGCACCCATTTACCGACGCATTGTGTGCCGTCCTGAATGCCCTGATAATACTCGTATATGTAGTTATTCATCTTCCATCAGCCTCGACATAACATCCGCGAGGTTCTGCCCGCCGTCCTCGGCAGGTATCGACTTCAGGATATTCATTAAGGTCGTTACCGTGCCATTCGCCGCCGTTGCGGTCTTGTTGTACTCGGTAATCGCGGGGTTCGCCACAAGGTTCTGTCTGCCTTTGACATATTCCTTTGTGACCGTTGCGCCATACTCCGCGATGGCTTTTTCAAGATCGCTCAAAATACGCATCTGTACTTGATAGCGTCTGAAGGTAGTTACGAAGAAAAAGTTTGACTGGACGCCTCGCGCTTCAGCCTTCGCTAATAACTCGTTCGCCTGCTCCTGCAAGGACTGTTTTGTTACCATTATTTCTGCTCCTTGTTGCGATATACAAGAACGGCGTATCGCACACCGCCACGAGGCACTCAATAATGGTCGTTGACAAAGCCATAGCGAAACACTCTTTTACGGAATAGATACCGATGAACGCGAGGAAAATAAAAGCAAAGTTTTCCAATCCGTTACAAAGTGCAGTAGCCACATTATTCCTGACCCACATCTTGCGCCCGTTGGAACGCTCTTTCATTTTGTTATACAGCCACACATCCGCAGTATTCGCGATATAGTACATAACCGCGCTCGAAATACTGATACGCAGATTAAGACCGAACAAAACGTGCATAGGCCCGTCCGCATAGTCGAAAGCGGTGGGCACATACCGAAGAGTGATCTGCGCCGCGATTGTGAAAACAATGGTAGCGGCGAGTCCGAGAGAAACGGCCCTGCGCGCAGATGCCTCCCCATATAGTTCACTCAAAATGTCCGTCGAGAGGAAGGTACTCGCAAACATAACGGTACCGAGGGCCACGCTCAACCCGAACATTTCGCCGCTCTTTGCTGTCAGGATATTCGCCGCAATAGTGGCAATACAGACCCAAGCGGTCAGGCCATATTCGCCGAAAAACCGCTTGAACAGCAGGACAGACGAAAACACGAAAAGGATCTCGAAAAACATAAGAATGATATTCATTTTTTACCTCCGTAGTTTTTTTAGTAGGGTTATTGCGTACCTACATAGTTTTATCTTTTTACAATCACATCAAAGTGTGTTTTGCACCCTTTTATACTGTCGATGACATTAACCGAATACGGATGGTATTCCGTGTCGATGAATTCATAAATATCGTTTACTACATCCTCGATATTCAGGGTTTTGCCGTCGATATTTTTCATTACCCAGTCCTGCACTTCCATATAGTCAGGGTAGCAGTCAGACGGCCTCATAACGATCTCTAAATCGTTTTCGTACCAGTCGCCGCCGATTTCGCACTTCGTAAAAGCGCGAGGGTACATTCTAATTTCTTCGATCTGCTGAAAGTTGTCGATTTTAGTCATTTTTATTCCTCCAATGCAGGGTCTTTTACTCCGTTCAGTTCGAACGCTTTTTTACGGTCAATACAGGTCGCACATTTTCCGCAAGGCTTTTCGCCGCCCTCATAGCAAGACCAAGTAAGTTTGTAGGGTACCTCAAGATCGAGGCCAGTTTTTACGACTTCGGCCTTCGTCATATTTACGAGCGGCGCATCGACCGTAACCCGCTCGTAGGTTCCTATTTCTATTGCGCGGGTCATTGTGTCGGTAAATGCCTTGGAGCAGTCCGCGTATGCGTTTCCCGCCGCATCGTCTGCGTGCGCGCCTAAGTAGACTACGCATTTGTCATTCGGGTAAATGCTCATAGCGAAAGAAGCGACTGCCGCGAGCATCAGTCCGTTGCGGAAAGGCACATAAGTACTAACGATCCCGTCGCGAGCGATCTGCTCCGCGTAACTGTCGTGCGCGATCTCTTGCGTACTGCCCTGCAACAATGAACAATTTGACTTTGCGAAGATCTCGGTGAGATTGAGCGTGTAGTGCGCAACCCCGTAATACTTCGCCACCTTTTCGGCGCAGTCAAGTTCCTTACTGTGCTTCTGCCCATAAATAACAGAAACGGTCGAAACATTCTCTGCGCCATACTTTTTCACGGCGATGCCGACGCAGGTGGTGCTGTCAACGCCGCCGCTACTCAAAACAAGTGCTTTCATTCTCTGCTCCTTTTTAGATTTCAATATATGAATTGTCTGCTGTATTGTATGCCCGTACCGTAAGAGAAACGGGCCTCAACTCCTTTACAAGCAGGCAGTACAACTTGTGGCAAGCCATTTCGCGGGTGTTCACTTTGCCGTTGATGTTTTTGTCGATCCATTCGTGAAGAACATCATAGTCAAATAGCACTCCACCCGCTACCATTTCAACCTCGAAACGGTAAGTGCAGTAATCAGTCCCAAGAGGGCAGTAACTTTGCACTTCGCGAGATTTCCACAGGATTTTCTTTATGTTGTATTCATTTTTGAAGGTTAATGGTTTCATAAGTTTACCTCTGCCCACTTTTGAAACTTTATCCACTCCGTAAAGTTGATGACCGCCGCCTGTCGCGCAGACCCTATTCGCTTACCCTTTGGTACGGGGTACTTTACCATCCGTCCGTTCTTGAACTGGTAAATGAACCCGAAACGGTTGCCTGCTGTCCACGCCGTACTGTCCACGCTGTCAAAGTGGTACTGGCGCAGTTTATCCAGTTTGGTGTAACCGAGGCCGTGGATCTTCGTACCGCGCCGATGCGCTTCACGGATGAACCAAGGCATATACTTTTCGGCCCACACTTTCCATTCCTTGCCCACGATGCCGCCGAGTGCTACATAGTTGTACTCTTCGCAACATTTCAGGAAATCATCTTTCCCGCGCACTTGGTGCCAAACAGGTATACACGGCTTGCCGACGAGATCCTCGAGCCTGTGGCGCATCTCGATTACTTTCTGGTACCCGACTATGCTGTCGATATCCAGTTCAAAGAACTTGTCGATATTGTTGCGGATGATGAACGCCGCATATCGCTCGATGTAATCGTCCCAGTCTACGCCCGTCTTGCCTGCATTCTCCATAAAGGTGAACGCGCCGCTATCAAGAAGGAAGTCGCCGAAGTAGGGGAGCAAACGCTCTGTGTTTTTATCGGCGTAGTAAAAACTCTCGAGGATGTAAGGCCGATACTTTATGGTTGGTTCTTCGCAGTACGCCTCTCGTAGCGTGCCACTGTCAGCGAGATATATTTTCATACGCCCTCCCACACCAAGGTAAGCGGCGTACGCTGTCTTGATGGCCTGCTCGAAAGGTTTCCCTGCGTCCATTTGTTCGCAGGCGTAGTTATACATTGGCTTGAGGTTCCCGTTGATGCCTCCCGCCATATACAGTTTCATATCTCGAAGGTTTCGCCACAATGCGGGCAAGTAACGACCTGCGGAGCCTTTTCTTTCGGCTCGCCTGCATCCGTGAATAGGTCATCGACATTCAGGTCTGCATCGTCCACCGCATCGAAGCCGAATTCCGTCATATCGATGAGACCGTCGAGATCTATGAGTTCGCTGTCGAGCAACTCAAAGTCCCAACCACCCAGTTCGGTCAGTTTGTTGTCTACGAGGATATAGGCCTTTTTCTGCTCATCGGTCAGGCCCTGCACAACTACGCAAGGCACTTCGGTGATGCCGAGTTTTTCTGCCGCCATCAGCCTCCCGTGACCCGCGAGGACATTACCGCCCTCATCAATTAGCACAGGACTGATGAAACCAAACTCTTCGATACTCTTCGCGATCTGCGCGACCTGCTGTTCGGTATGGATGCGGGCGTTCCGCGCATACGGAGTAAGGTCAGCCACGCGAACCATCTTTTTTTCGCCTGTTACAGCCATCTGCTCTGTTCTCCTTTCTACTCGTTCGTACTTTTGCCAACTCCAAATCAGTTCAGCCAAAAATCCAAAAACCCGCGCAGTAGTGCGCAGGAAAATTATTGATCCCTTGCCGATGCCCAACGCCGTTAGATTTTTTTGCGAATAGGGGGGGATGTCAGTCGCTTGTAATGACCCGACCAAGAGCGTCAATTTTGTATCGATGCGCTCGCGCACCGTGTTCCTTCGCGTGACATTCGCGACAAACAGCGCGGAGGTTATCGAAGTTGAGGGTAATGCTCGGGTCGTTGATGTTTTGCGGGGTTATGTGAATAATGTGATGAATGATCTCTGCGGGAGTGTATCGTCCTTCTGCGAGGCAGTCCTCACATAGACCGCCGACGCTCTGCATATATGCCCGTCTGCATTTCTTCCAAGCCGTGGATGAATAGAACGGCTGTGCGAAACTATCTCTTGTTTTCGAAGCATTCGCGCAGGTCTTGGAATTGGTCATAACTGACAATGTCTTTCAGGCAGGTTGCGTCATTGCACAAGCGGTGCGAGCGCAGGCATATACAAACAATTTTACCCTGCCGTACTCGTATGAATACTTTAAGGCGTTTGTATTTCATATTCGCAGGTAAAACAAAAGCGACCTCGAAAGGCCGCCTCTGTCAATGGTTGTTTTGGGATGGATGATGAATACATCTTGGTACTTTGGCAATAACATTATAACACGGGAAAAAGTCGCTCAACGGTAATTATATGCGCGCAGGCCTTTACGCTCTGCCTTCTTCCTTGCCCTGTATCGCTTTTCGCGGAGCCTTTTAAGGATATCGTCTGTGTGCATCTCTGCCACAAAGTCACAATAGTCCTCGAGGAACTCCTCGATCTCGCTGAAACAAAAGTATACGCGGATGCGCTTTCCTGTTTCAGATATCACATCGGTATGCCCGTTGTCTGCGCGCAGGTACCGCCCGCTTGCAAGTACCTTGCATAAATATTCATAGTCTTTCACGGCCTGTAAGATGACCGCCGCCATCATCCCCTTGAAGTCCTGTTCAGTCATATAATCCTCTTTCCCTCGCTACGGTATAGATTAGTTTCTTGTTCCAACGCCTGATGGTTTCAGGTGAGTAATGCAGGGCGTCAGCGATCTCCTCGAGTTGGAGATGCGGTTCCGTCCAGTAGTAAAGCCTTACGAAGTCGATGAATGCAGGATTTGTCCCGCATATAGTCAGGGAGCGCTTTACGCACCAGTATTCCTGATACTGCGCACGGCTTTCGGCCTTCCCGAGCACATCTCCAATTTGATCGCTCGGGGTACTGCTATGCGGCATACCCGAAAGCGATGGCGTGACGCTCATTGCTATGATGTCTTCATACTGCGCTACCCTTTGAGGGAATGCGCGTACCATTCCTTTCACATAAGACCACCACGAATATTTGACACTCATTCAATCAACTCCGTTTCGCAGAACCCGCGTATAGCAGTTACGAAGCCTTTGTAGAAGGACTGCGGCATCTCTTTCCCGTCGGTAATGTAGCGGAGATACCTGTGCGCGTTTTCGATGGCGGCATCGAAGTCCGCGATCCTGACGCCGTCGGGCAACGCCTGCACAGGACACCACGACGGACACGGCTTTTCGATGCGATATATGTTTCGTTTGGATGCAAGGCAGAGCCACTCTGTTTCCTCAAGGAACGGGCAAGTCCTGCAACTCGCACTTTTGGTGAAGCCTTTAAGAATTACCGCCATACTGTCACCTCCTAAAAATCGCCGTTTTTACGGTTAAATCGGTGCGGTAATATAATTTATCGATTAAAACGGTTTTTATCGCGCTATGAGCCGATTTCGGGCCTTTACGCGGGTGCTATAATTATTCGTCTACCCCACAATCCCTGCACGGGCTGTCATCGTCTTCAAGGTTGGTGTACTTGGCGATCTCGCAGGGGTCGCACGGGTTCGCTTTTGCATCCTTGCAGAACCAATCACCGTCCACATACATCTCCAACTTGTGACAATAGCATCTGTCGTCTATGTCTTTGTGTTGATAACAACTCTTGCAACGGGTTATTGTTAGATCGTTTTCCCGTAAAAATTCTACGGCTTCTCTTGCGTTTATAGTCAGTATCATTCTTCCACCTCGTCCAACGCATCCAACGCATTTCCAACGCATTTTGTGTGTTGGATTGCGTTGTCATCCATCATTGATGCCCCGCACATCGGGCAGTAGTTTGCCACCTCTATCGTCTGTCTTTCACCGCACACAGAACAGGTCGCATAGAGAAGACCGTTCGGCGCGTGTTCTACATCTTCCCACCGTCCAACCTGTGTAAATGCAATTTCAGCGTGTGGTATGTCGGGATATAAAAGACCCTCTTCTTGTAAAATCTTTTTTAATTTTAAGTTCATTCTTCCTCCTTCATTCGTGCTCCGCAGTTCGGGCAATATTTTGATAATCTTCCTTGCGACTTCCCACAAGCCGAACACTTAAACGGCGGTTCAGCGAAATTCGCATTGTATACCCACCGTCCCCGCCGCTCTGCGGATGGCAGACTTCGCAACCTTTTGCCATATTCGCAAGCCTTAACTGCAATATAGGGATGATACTCCTCCCATAATTCTATAGCCGCCTGTCTGCTGATTAAGTCATCCATTTTTCAGTTCCCCTTCGCTACAATAGCCGTCATTCTCAACATACCAATCATATTTCACACAAAGTAACGGCGCGTTATTCTTTATCCAAAAATCGTCATTATGCGGTTCCGCGTACTGGCAATCCTTGCACCGTACCACTTCCTCTACATCGGCGGTGGGTTGCAGGTCTATGATCTCATCAAAGATTTTCTTCGACTCGTCATCCCACCACGCATAATGGCGTTTCAGTTTGTCCGCATCAATGTACTTTGTCTTACCCATCTCTTCTTCTCCAGTAATCCTTCTTCGCCCTTTTACATTCCTTGCAGGGCATCTCCCATTCTTCTGTGCCGAAGTATTTGCACTCGGTACAGGCATCTGCTTCCGTGCGATCTATCCACGCCTGTACTAAATCGATTAAGGTCACAAGGTCTTTCATACTTCCTCCTCATACTTATCGGGAAGTGGCATCCAAGCCAGTACATTAAGGTCGTTACAACTCTCACTCCTCCA